TAGATATGATGATATAAATAAAACCCATGAACAATTAGAAATGATAATTGAATGGTATAAGGCATGGACTATTGTTGAGAATAATATATCATTATTTATACAACATATGATTGCTAAAAGAAAACAAAAATATCTTGTACCTAAACAACAGATATTATTCTTAAAGGATCTTGGATCTAACAGGACTGTTTATCAAGAATATGGGTGGAAAAATACTGGGACATTATTTAAAAGTCATCTTATATCATATGCATTAGAATACATTAGAGAAGCTATTGATGAAGACTTAGATGATAACGGTGAAGTAATATCACAAACCTTTGGTATAGATAGAATTCCTGACCCTATGTTGCTGACAGAAATGTCTCAATACTATCCAGGACTCAACGTGGATAGGCTTGTTGCATTTTCTGCATTAGTTGCATTTGCAAAAGTTCAACAATCAAATAGAGGCTATTTAAAACGCAAAGAGAGTGATAAGTCATCAAATAACTTGGATAATTCAGAAAAATTGTATAAATTATCTATGAACCCTTTTAAGAATTTAGGTAGGGGAAAAAAGAATAATAGGAGCAATAAATTTAAAAAGTCACCATTTAAAAATATAAAATGAAAAACTATTGGACAACTTCTACAACTGCTGGTGATATTTTTATTACCTATCATATAAAGTAAATTATAATGAAAGTATTTAACGCTCTTCAATTAAAAAATGGTGCTAAAGCAAAGGAATCAAGGTATCCTGCTACATCAAGTTTAACTCAACCTATTCAATTTTTAGGTGCAAAACGTAAGACAGCTGATTGGGCTGCATGGAATTTAGACTGGTTGGAAGAACAAGGTATGACATTCTTAAAAAAGAATGCAAGAAAACTTCTTAAGAATTATAAGCTAGCAAAAGGTATTATTGATAAGACTGATTATATAGTTGAAGAAAACAATCAATATACAGAATTAATGGATGTTCTAACTGAAGAAGACAACTCAGCATTAGAATTAAAGTTCTATCCTATAATCCCAAACGTAATTAACGTTCTCTCAGGAGAATTTTCTAAAAGATTTTCAAAAGTACAATTTAGAGCTGTAGATGATCTATCATACAATGAAATGATGGAATCTAAAAGATCAATGATTGAAGAAAATTTATTAGCTGATGCTGCTATACAAGTACAACAAAAACTTATTGAAGCTGGTTTAGATCCTCAAGGAGAAGAAGCACAAAAAGAATTAGCACCAGAAAAATTAAAATCACTTCCTGAAATAGAAGAGTTTTTTCAAAAAGATTATAGAAGTTTAGTAGAAGAATGGGCTACACATCAATTAAGAGTTGATGAAGAAAGATTTAAAATGCAAGAGCTTGAAGAAAGAGGGTTTAGAGATATGCTTATTTCTGATAGAGAGTTCTGGCATTTTGCAATGGGAGAAGATGATTATAAAGTAGAACTGTGGAATCCAGTACTTACTTTTTACCAAAAGTCTCCAGATACAAGATATATTGCAGATTCAAACTATGCAGGTAAATGTGAAATGTTAACTATTTCTGATGTTATTGATAGTTATGGATATTTAATGTCTAAGAAACAATTAGAATCATTAGAGTCTATACATCCAGCAAAGTCAGCTATATATATGAATCCAGCAGTTCAAAATGATGGTTCATTTTATGATCCTACAAAATCACACAAGTGGAATACTAATTCTCCTTCATTAGGATATAGACAATTTATGAGTAACTGGAATAAATTTCCAGGAGGTGGTGGAGATATTGTATCTCAAATACTAGGAGAAGGAGAAGATCTACAATCATGGGGTAGTACAGATCTATTAAGAGTATCAACAATATATTGGAAAACACAAAGAAAAGTTGGTCACTTAACAAGAGTTATGCCTGATGGAGAAGTTGAGCAATTAATAATTGATGAGAATTTTAAGATGTCTCATAAACCAACATATAACACACATCTATTCAAAGAAAAAACAAAAGATAATTTAATAGAAGGGGAACATGTAGATTGGATTTGGATTAATGAAGTATGGGGTGGTGTAAAGATTGGAAGAAATTTACCTCAATCATGGAGAACAGAATCAAGCACTGATTTTAATCCTATATACTTAGGGATAAATAAAAGCACTCCGGGTAGAGTTCAATTCCAATTTAAAGGAGATAACAATCTTTATGGATGTAAACTACCTATTGAAGGTAGAGTATTCTCTGATAGAAATACAAAATCTACATCTTTAGTTGATTTAATGAAAGCATATCAAGTTGGTTATAATATGGTGAATAATCAAATAGCAGATATACTAGTAGATGAATTAGGTACTGTTATTATGTTTGATCAAAATGCATTACCACGCCATTCAATGGGAGAAGATTGGGGTAAGAATAATATGGCTAAAGCTTATGTTGCAATGAAAGACTTTGGTATGTTACCATTAGATACTTCAATAACTAATACTGAAAATGCTACAAACTTTAATCATTATCAGACATTAAATCTAGAACAAACAAATAGAATAATGTCTAGAATACAATTAGCTAATCATTTTAAAAGTCAAGCATTTGAAGCTATTGGTGTTAATCCTCAAAGAATGGGTACACCTGTAGCACAACAAACAGCAACTGGTGTAGTACAAGCTATGCAACAATCATATTCTCAAACAGAAATGTACTTTATTCAACACTCAGATAACTTGATGCCAAGAGTACATCAGATGAGAACAGATCTATCACAATACTATCACAGTAAAAAACCAAGTGTTAGACTAAACTATATATCAAGTGAAGCAGAAAAAGTAAACTTTCAAATTAATGGTACAGAGTTATTAATGAGAGATTTTAATATTTTCTGTACAACTAAAACAAATCATAGAGCTATCTTAGATCAACTTAAACAAATGGCTATGCAAAATAATACAACAGGTGCAAGTATATTTGATCTTGGTAGTATTATTAAATCTGATTCAATTGCTGAAGTATCTAACATTCTTAAGGGTGCAGAAGATAAACAAGCAGCTCAGAAGCAACAAGAAATGCAACAACAACAGCAAATGCAACAACAACAACTTCAAGCAGCTGCACAAGAAAAAGCAGCTGAACGTGAATTTGAAGCTGGGCAAAATGCAGAAGAACGTAAGAAAGATCTTATGGTTGCAGAAATTAGAGCTGCAGGATATGGAGCACAAAGTGATATTGATCAAAATCAACAAAGTGATTTCCTTGATGCAATGAGAGATATGGAGAATAGAGATCAATATAGAGAGCAAATGGAGTTCAAAAGAGATGAAGCTGTAAGGAAAGATTCAATGTCACAAGCTAAGATGGATATAGATAGACAAAAATTAGCTACACAACGTGATATTGCTGCTACAAATCTTGAAATTGCAAGGGAGAATAAGAACAAATATGATGTTAAAAGTTCTCCAAAAAAGAATGATAAAAAGAAGAAATAACATACATAGCTATATACTACAAAAAACTTTACCAACTTTTCAAATTTTTAAGGTTTAAATAAAAAAATCTTAGTATATTATATATGTAAACATTAACAATTAAAACCAATAATAGTTATGGCTGAAACAAAAAACGTAGAAACCAAAGTAGAAAAGGTTGAGGTTAACCTTGATGAAATTTTTAACGGAGCCCCAGGTGCGGACTCAATAACGTTACCAGAAGAAGAAACTAAAAAACCTAATGTATTTAGTAGAAAAAAAGATGTTGATATGTCATTTATAGACAAACCAGCAGCTGAAGAAACTAAAGAAGAAGAAGTAACTGAAACTACAGAATCTAATACAGAAGAAGTAGTTGAAGCAAAAAAAGAAACTAAGAAAGAATCAACAGTATCTGCAGAGGAAATAGATGAGATCCTTGGGGATAACATAGAATCAGAAGAAACTGTTGAGAATACTGAAACAAAAAAGAGAGGTAGAAAACCTATCTCTGGCGTTTCAGATGTTTTCAAAAAGCTAATTGATGATGAAAAGATTTTAGCTTTTGATGACGGAAAAGATTTGGAGGATTACTCTGCAAAAGATTGGCAAGAATTAATTCAAGCTAATTTAGATGAGAGAGCAAATGCTGTCAGAAGAGAGACTCCAAAACAGTTCTTTGAAAGTTTGCCACAAGAACTTCAGATTGCAGCAAGATATGTTGCAGATGGAGGGACTGACCTTAAAGGAATATTTAAAGCATTATCAACTGTTGAAGAAACAAGAGAACTTGATGTTAAAAATTCAAAAGATCAGAAGCACATAATTAGAGAATATTTAAGTGCAACTGGTTATGGATCACAAGAGGAGATTGATGAAGAAATTGAAGTATGGTCTGATTTAGGAAAACTAGAGCAACAAGCTAATAAGTTTAAACCTAAATTAGATAAAATGCAAGAGAAAGTTGTTGCAAGAAAACTTCAAGAACAACAAATGAAGAAGAAACAACAAGAACAAGCTTCACAGAATTATATGCAAAATGTATACAATACACTTAAAGATGGTAGAGTGGGTAATATAAAAGTAGATAAGAAAGTTCAATCATTCTTATATAACGGTTTAGTTAACCCAGCATACCCTTCAATTAGTGGACAGAATACAAACTTGTTAGGTCATTTATTAGAAAAGTATCAGTTTGTTGAACCAAACTATAATATAGTAACTGAAGCATTATGGTTACTTGCTGATCCAAAAGGATATAAATCTAATATAATGAAGATGGGAGAAAACAAAGCTGTTGAACAAACAGTGAGGAAACTAAAAACTGCACAAAGTAATAAAGCTAGTTCAGCTGCAGTTTCTGAAAGTGCTCCACAAAAAAGACAATCAAGAAAAATACCTAGAGGAAATAAAAATATATTTAAAAGACTTTAATATTAAAAACAACAACTAAACTAAATTATTAATTTTTAACACAATTTGAAATCATGGCAAAAAACCCAAAAATTCATTATACCACAGCAGTCTATGATAAAGCTGCAGATGGTAACATTACAGTTGGTACAGCAGTTGCTTTAGCAGATACGGGAACAGTTCCACCAGCATGTACTATAGTAAATGTAGCAGTACTAACTAATACAGCTCTTACAGGTGCTTCAGGAGGTATTGATCTTTTATTAAATCCTACTGATGCTTCCACTGATGTAAAAATCGTTGGAGCATTTGCTCCAGGAGCAGTAGATGTTGTAAAAGACACAGGCTTAGGTGCTACAGTAAAAAAAGAATCTACATTTGCAATAGATGCAGTAGGCTCTAATGTAACAGCAGGAAAGCTTACATTTATAATAGGATATATACTGTAATGTATAAAAAATTTAACATTAAACTATTTATTAACTTCAAAAACAATTAACAATTATGGCAACTCCAGTTTTAAATAATGGGATTTTCCTACGTGATACAAACTACAAAGCTAGTTCACATGTTGATTCTTACCACTTAACAGCTATGCTGGGTAATGCAGAACCTATGGATATGGGTCCTGTTGATCTGTGGGCTATGACACAAAAGGTAGAAATGCCTTTGTATCAGTTAGCTTCATTTGGTGGTAACAATACAATTATGGTGGATAATGCTAGAGGTGAGTATAAGTGGCAAACTCCTATTGCACAAGACCTCCCTTATTCTTTGGGTAGCATTGATGGCGTAACAGACGCTGATGGTGTAATCAGAGGAATAGACGGGCAAACATTCAAAATTATTTTGAATAAAAGAGCATTTGGACATGGTGATATTATTACCTATGACAAGTACAATGGTAAAGAACTTTACGTTACTGCAGATGATATTCTGCCTTCAGGTGACGGATGGGTTTATACTGTTCAACTTGTAAATAGTGATAATTCAGCAGGTCTAGCTGACAAGTACTTAACATCAGGAACTAAATTCTTTAGAAAAGGTTCTGCACGTGGTGAGTACGGTGAAAGATTTTCAGATATTCAAACAGGAACAGGTTTCCGTGAATTCTACAACTTTGTAGGAGGAGCAGAAGCACACGTTCATTATTCAGTTTCTTCTAGAGCAGATTTAATGCTTAAAGGAGGAATGAATGCTGACGGTTCTATTCCAGTTACAGAGATTTGGAGAACTTTTGATCAAGACGTAGATCCATCTGTATCTTCACTTGAAAGTATGGTAGAAATTATGGGTGCTGATTATGTAAAGAGAGCTTTTGATAATGGTTCATTATCTAGAACTTTCTTAACTAATTTAGAAGCAGCTCACTTGAATAAAATTGCAAGTGATATTGAAACATACTTAATGTGGGGACACGGAGGTAGAGTAAGACAAGACGGACCAGATGACATCAGAATGTCTGTAGGTCTTTGGAAGCAATTAGATAACTCTTACAAGAGAATCTAT